CCCCCGTGTATAATATATAACTAATAAAATACCACGACTCCCCCTTGATTGTCAAGAGGGCTTTTGATAATCTGTAAAAGTCAGATCTATGAAAGGAGATTTTTGAAAGAATGAATTGGTATACCGGAGATAAATTATTAGCTATGACTGATCTTGAAAATAATCGTCCTGAAGTATTCTTTGTCAATGGTAACAGGTCAGCCGGTAAAACAACTTGGTTCAATCATAAATTAGTGGCAGACTATCTAACGGACCATTCTAATCAGTTTGGATTATATTATCGATTTCAAAATGAATTGGATGAATGTTCAGGAAAGTTCTTCAAGGATATTGGCAAGATCTTTTTCAAAGGAATGACCATGACGCATAAGTTGCGTGATAGTGGGCATTTTGCATCATTATATCTTGATGGAAAAGAATGTGGCTTTGCTATACCGTTAAATGCTGCAAGTAAATTGAAGCTGTGTTCACATTACTTCTCTGAGATAAAACAGATTGTATTTGATGAATATCAACCTGAAGACTGTGTTTATTGTTCGAATGAAATAACAAAATATAGATCTATTCATCAAACTATTGCTCGTGGTAACGGATCTGCTTCAAGATATGTCCCTGTCTATATGCTTTCGAATAGTGTAACTGCTTTGAATCCTTATTATTCTGCATTTGGTATCTCAGGGAGATTGAATTCTGATACTCGTTTTATTCGTGGTCGCGGTTGGGTAATGGAGCAGACTTTTATAAAAGATTCTTATAATGCTTTAAGTAAATCAGCTTTTGAACGATGCTTTGTTGATGATGATTATATTGATATGGGTAATAAGGGTAAACATATATTAGATAATCCGGCTTTTATCATCAGCAGGCCTAAAAGTAGTAAATTCAGATATTATTGTACTTTGGTATATCAAAATAAAGTGTATTCAATTAAGTTCTATGATGATCTGGGAATAGTCTTCTGTGATGTTGGCGGAGATATCTCTTATAAATATAAGTTTGCCGTAGATGAAATATCTCATGATGCAGATACAAGGCTTTCACTTGAATATAAGATCATCGAGCGACTTCGCGAATATTATACTAATGGACAGTTTAGATTCTTGAGTATTGAAGCGAAAAATTGTATAATGAAGTTGCTGAGATTCCGTTAGGGCGGTCGGTGCTTGTCAGATACGGAAGTCAACCGGTGAAACGGTCCGTATGGTGAAAACAGTTTTGACGGCTGCGGCATCTGATCAAACTAATGGATATCAGCTATTCTATAGAAAGAGGGTTTCATTTGAATGAATGATCTTGTGAATATAATTTCTACTATCGGTTTTCCGATATTCTCATTTCTGCTTTGCGGTTATGCTCTGAAATATGTTTATGATAAAGAGCGAAAAAGTCTTGATGATGCAATTACAAAGTTAGGTGATCTTACATTAGCCGTGGAGCATAATTCAGAAGCAATCAGGGATCTTGCGAATAAGATCGGGAAGGGTTCGAAAGATGTTTGATCTAAATAAATCTATTGAATGGATTAAGAGTATTGCTGCTGATACTAAACATGGTTATTCACAATATCATCGATATGGACCTGATTATGATTGTAGCTCACTTATAACAACTGCTCTTCGAATCGGTGGGGCTGATATACCTTATAATCTGACAACTTATAATATGAAAAATTATCTCGAAAAGATAGGGTATAAGTCTATTGGTATAAATGAGAAAAGACAGCCGGGTGATATTTTTCTATCTGTTAAGCATCATGTAGTTATGAGTGTTAGCAGACTTAATATAGTTCATGCTTCTATTGATGAAAATGGCACTATTGTCGGTAGAAAACAAGGTGATCAGACAGGGAGGGAGATCTGTGAAAGATCTTTCTATACTCCGTCTTATGGTTGGGATTATCATTTTAGATATATCGGAGAAAATCAGGATAATAAAGAAAGTGATGGTATTGATATGGTTCTTAAGATCTTAAGTAAAGGAATGAAGAATATTCCGGAGATTAAAACGCTTCAGATTCTTCTGAAGGCTAAAGGCTATAAGGGTTCTAATAATAAAGTTCTTGATATTGATGGTTCTTTCGGCTCCAATACAGATTTTGCAGTCCGCAACTTCCAGAAGAAAAATTTCGATAATGGTGAAGCATTAGAAGTCGATGGTATTGTTGGTTATCATACTTGGAATAGCCTTCTGAAGGGATCATAATATGCCTTCTTTAATAGCAGCGGTCAATTTAGCTGTTTCAATGGCTAATGATCCTACTTATGGATATGATCAGGATAATAGATATGGACCTGATTATGACTGCTCATCTTTTGTCTGCCATTGCTTAAGTCAAGCCGGCTTTAATGTAGATCCAACTGATTGGACTGGTAATATGTATGCTGATCTGATTCAAGCCGGGTTCACTGATATTACTTCTCAGGGCTTTCAGAATTTTCTACCGGGTGATATTCTTCTGAATGTAGAGCATCATACCGCGATAATGGTATCAACTGCAGATCTTGCGGAAGCTGTTCATAATGAACATTATGGAGATGCGAATTATGATTGGTATCATGGTGGCACTCCGGGAGATCAAACCGGTGATGAAATAAGAATCAGGCCTTACTATACTTATTCTTCGGGTTGGGATTATCTTCTAAGATATCAGCCTTTAAGTTGGATATCCGGTAATAGATATCTGTCTCAATCTGAGATGGAGAATAACGCGGAGATCATCTACTATTATTTTATATCTTGTGGTTGGACTATAAATGCGATTGCTGCTATGTGCGGAAATATGCAAGCAGAATCAACTATCAATCCGGGTCTTTGGGAAGGACTATCACCTTATAACGGTGGTTATGGTTTGGTGCAGTGGACACCATATACAAAATATTCTAATTGGGCCGGTAATGATTGGGACACTGATCATGATCTTCAGTTAGATAGAATCCGGTATGAATTATTAAATGGTCTACAATGGGATCCTGCTCGCGGTGATAATGAAACAGGTTCTAATACTTTCTATCAGACCTTTCAGGACTTCACGCAGTCCACGCTGAGCCCTTCGATATTAGCGAATCAATGGTGCTACAAATATGAATATCCGGCAACAAGGCCACAACCTATAAGAGGTACATATTCTGATCAATGGTATCAATTCTTCAGCAGTCTACCGCCCAGACCGACAGCAGTTAAAAGGGGTTTACCTATATGGCTATTAAATAAAAAGTTTATAAAAGGTTTACAATAAGTTAAATTTATTGTAATATTAGGTTAAATTCTAAAGAAAGGATTGATAATATGGCTAAGAAATCTGCATCTGAATTGATATCATCATTTTCTAATATTGTTGGTGAAGATACAAATGAAGATATCATTGAATTTATGAAGGATATTGAAGATTCTATCGTTGTAGATCCTTATGAAGAGAAATATAATCAGCTTTTGAAGGATTATAGAGATCGATTCGAATCTGTTCAGGGTGTTGAAGGTTCGAATAAACCTTCTGGAACAGTAAATGAAGAAGTACATGATGAGGTCATTGATACAACTATCGAAGATCTTATGGAAGAATAATAAATATGAAAGGATAGGTAATAAATATGGCTTATATTCCTACACAGAGAGTAAATGTTTCTAACAATATTGCCGTACTGAATGCTCTTCGTAATTCTGCTTCTCAGAATTATAAAGATTATGTGGCACCGGTAACAAATGCAGATGAAGTAAGAGAGATCGGAACAGTTATCATGTCCGATGTTCGTTTGCAGAATGAATTTCTGATCAACCTTATCAACAGGATCGGAAGATATAATATCATTTCTAATATCTTCCAGAATCCTTTGAAAATGTTCAAGAAAGGGATTATGGAATTCGGTGATACGGTTGAAGATATCTATGTAAATCTTCCTGAAGCCCACGAATATGATCCTGCAGCTGCTGAATCTCAGGTATTCGCTCGTGAGTTCCCTGATATCCGCGCTGCATTTTATACTCTTAACTATGAGAAGTTCTACAAGCAGACAATCCAGCGAAGAGATGTCGCGCGTTGCTTTACTGCAACAGATGGTATTGCTTCCCTGATCGAAAAGATACTTGGTGCTATGGATTCAGCGAACTCTCGTGATGAATTCGTTGTAACTAAGTATCTTCTTGCTCGTAGAATCCTTGACGGTCTTATGACTTTCAAGGCGGTTGATATCGGTGCTAATGATACAGCAAAAGAGAAGGCTGACAAGCTTCTGACAGCCATCAGAACGAATTCTAATCAGATGGAGTTCTTGAATACAGATCGTAACCTCGCCGGAGTTGAAAACTTCGTATTGAAGGAAGATCAGTATATTCTTATTTCTGCTGCATCTGATGCTCTGATCGATGTAAATTCATTGGCATATGCTTTCCATATGGACCGAGCGGAGATCATGGGTAGAATCGTTAGAATCGATGACTTTGGTAATATCGATGATACAGCTATCAATAATCTTCTTGGTGCCGGTCACGCGCTGTCAGCAGCTGATAAAGCACTTCTCAGTCAGAATATCTTCGCAGTTATCGTAGATTCTGAATTCTTCCAGATCTACGATGTTTATGATGATATTGCAGATGATATCAACAATCCACAGGGCATTTATAAGAATGCATTCCTGAATGTTGCGAGGATCTTCGCGGTATCACCTTTTGCTAACAATACAGTTATTCATACCGGTACATCTTCTGTAACTTCGGTTGTTGTATCTCCAACTTCTGCATCTGCTACACCTTTGACAGTTATGGCCGGTCAGTCCGTACAGCTTAATACAGTTGTTACAGCTACGCTTGCTTCTAAGGCTGTAAATTATGTAGTTGATGAAACTGCATCTGATGTTGTACCTGAGATTACTTCAGGTGGACTTGTAACTATCCCGGCTGACGCGGTTAGCGGTGACGATATTGTTATCAATGTCAAATCGGTATTTGATCCTACAAAGTCAGATACAGTATATATTACAGTCGTTTAATGGTCTTTGTCAGATCATATAGATATTCTCCTTTCGGAAGGTCTGTCAGCAATGGCAGGCCTTTTGATTTGTTTACAATTTGTTCACACTTTTAATATCTGATTGATGATATACTTAATACAGATAGATAAGAGATCTATCGCGAAAGGAGAAAGGAGAAAAGAACATGGCTAATGTCAGAAAGGGTCAGGATATCCGGAAACTATCTACTTTTGTAGATAGTGAGATATTAAATGATATCAGATCTTTAGAGAAAGATATCTCAGAAGCAGCAGATTATCTATCTGTAGCATGGAATACAGCTAATTATAAAAATTATGATGCTGCTGTAAAAAGATACTTCGATTATATCGTTGCAGTCGAGAATGCATATGATATAACCATCATTATAGACAGCGAAAAGAGATTCAATCTGAAGAATCTATATTATGTCTATACATACACAGTAAATCAAGCAAAACGCGGATTTAATATTTAAGAAAGGAGATAACAATTATGAATGTTATCACAATTATCGGAAGGTTTACAACGGATCTTGTGTTGAAGAAGTCAGGAAAAGGAACTGCATATATTCGGAGTGTTATTGCAGTGCAGCGCACAAAGGATATCGCGGATTTTATCCCGGTACTGATCACAGGCAAGTCAGCAGAATTCATTCTTGCTAATTCCGGCATGGGTAAGAGGGTTTCTATCACAGGTACACTGCAGTCTAATACCTATGAGAAGGACGGCAAGAAGCAGACATCATATACGGTTATGGCTAATTCCGTTGAACCTATTGATTGGAATGAGAAGGAAAAGAAGACTGAAGAAGCTGAAGATGAATTGCCTTTTGAAGTATGATCTGATAAGATAACTATAGGTTGTCTTCCGAGTGTCGGCCCGGTGTTATATTAAGAAGTACCTCCCTTGTAAACTTGATAAACACCGGGCCTTTATAATAGGAGGAATATTATGAAGTGTAATAATTGCGGTAAAACTTTTCAATATGGAACAAGACAGGATAATCTTCCCACAGGTTGTGGGTTCGTTTTAAGTGATGGTAGAAGGGTTGATATCTGTACTGACTGCATCTTGAAAGTTGGTAACTCAGAAGCTTATTTGAATGATCTGAAGATAATGATTGACGAATTGCATCTTGATGATGTTGAAGATGATAATCAGACAGTAACAATCATCTTAAATGAAGATAATCATGAAGGAGAATTTTGAAATGGACAACAGAGCAAAATATAAGGAACTGAGAAGAAGCGGTGTTATGGTCCTTTGGAATAAGGAATCCAGCACAGTAACAACAGAAGTATTCTCACTTGATAATCACGCATATCGCGTAACTTTATATTGTGGTATTCCGTTTGTTATCAGCAGAGAATCGCTTGATAAATATGTACCTTCTTTTGATCAATGGTAAAGGAGAAGGATGAAACAGACGAGGAGGAGAAGAATGACTAAAAGAAAATGCGATAATCCAAAATTTGTCGTAATAGTATGTTGTCAAGGACAGCCATTTTACTATGAATATTCAACGGTATTCGGGGCGTGTTGTGGCTTTGCTTATCAATATCTTACAAATAAAAAATATGGAACAATGAACTTTTCGCTAAAGGAGGTAGAGAATGACTAATAAAGAAGCAATCGAAGATATTAAAAACAATGTTTTACCCGACGTCGGTGGAAAGTCCTTGGTAATGGCGATTAATGCTCTTGAGATGGTTGAGCAGTTAGAGAATATGAGAGATAACTTATATCGCTTGTATGAAGCAGAAAATGGAAATGATGATTATTCTTATGGAAGGATGCAGGCGTTAGGGGCTGTTCATTCTGATTTAGAAGAATTGCTCGAAGGGTTTGATGGAGGATGGAGAGGAGAATAATCATGAAGATAAAGAAACTACTTAAAGTATATAATTATAATGAATCCGGTAAAGTTGTTATCGTAGATCTTATCAGATCATCATACAACTCAGAACATATACTATTTTCGGGTTATTGTCATGAGATATATTGTTATTATCCGGGTCTATTGAATCTGAAGATAGCTAACTTTTATTGGGAAGGTCAATTTCTGAAGATCGTTGCTAATAATGATAAGGAGAAGTAATAATGGCTAATAAATATCAGAAGCAGAAGTTATATGATGCAAGATCCTATTATAGAAAGTGGGTTAAGAAGCTTGAATCACAGGGATATGTTATCAATGAAGAATTGAAGGAACTCCCTTCGATTCCTAAGAAGATAACGCCTGGGTCCGTAAGAAGAGTAAAAGCCTTAACCGAGAAGCTGAAGCAGACTTCAGTCAGACTTGAATTTGATGAGAAGCATCCTGAAGGCAAATTGCGTAATTATGAGCAGTCGCGAAATGTCGCAAGAGCAAGAGCAAGAATCTATAAAAGATCTTTAGAAAAAGAAGAGCAATTAAGAAGGAAACAGCAGAAGGATCAACAGTGGTATGAAGATACAGCATCTGAAAGAGAAACACCGGGATATTCTGATATCCCTGATTATGATGATCCTAATGCAATTCCTGCAGAACCTTTTGATATTTCTCAGGTTGATAGAGGACAAGAAATAGTTGATCCGATAGAAGTCAGATCTTATATCGATTTTGTCTTTGATAAGTTTGTTGATGATATCTTAAATATGCAAGAGGAATTAGATTCAAGAGGATTATCGAAGAAGAAGAAAGAAGCTATGAATAACGCTGTCAGGGAGCTTGTACAATGGGCCGCAAGGACAAAACAATCAGATACAGAGACTGCTTATAGATTCGCGAAAGCATTGGAGCAGTCAAAATATAATGGTACTTATATCACGGAAATGGAGTTGTATCATAAAGACACAGCAAGACACTGGATTATGGCTATTGAATCTTATATTGATGGAATTGAAGTACCTGATGTTGTAAAAGATTCCTTTGATGATATCTCAGATGCTAACGCGAATAGCGGTTATTCTGATTATTCTTCAGATGATGCTGATGATACATTTAATTGGGATGATGGTACTGACGATATATTTGATTTTTAATAGATAGAATAAGGAGAAAATCTAATATGGCAAATAGGAAGACACATAAATATGCTTGCGACTTTGAAACAACAGTTTATAAAGGTCAGGAGAATACAGAAGTTTGGTCTGCTGCTATGACTGAGATATTTGGAGAAGATGAAGAATGTTTTCTCTTCAATAATCTTGATTCTTTTATGTTATATCTCTTCAAGAATCATACAAAGAATATGCAGATTTATTACTTCCATAACCTGAAGTTCGATGGAGAATTCATCATATATTGGTTAATGACACATGGATTTATTGGAGATTTTAATACTAAGAAGACTTCAGAAATGAAGCCCGGTACATATAACTGCATTATCTCAGAGCAGAATCAATGGTATATGATCAATATTAAATATGGCAAGTCTGTATATCAGATCAGGGATTCTTTGAAGCTGCTGCCCTTTTCTCTTCGTGCTATCGGAAAATCTTTCAAGACTAAGCATCAGAAGCTTGATATGAATTTTGGTGATAAAAGGCCCGGTTATATTCCTACAGACGCAGAGAAAGAATATATCAAGAATGATGTATATGTTTTGCGCGAAGCACTTGAGATCATGTTTTCCAACGGCTATAACGGACTAACTATATCATCATGTTGTATGCAGAATTTTAAGAAGGTATTCCATGGTTTTAAGAGATTCCAACATGACTTTCCTAACCTTGAAGAAGTTACTATAGATGCATCTTTCGGAGATATAAATGCAGATGCTTATATTCGTAGGTCCTATAGGGGCGGATGGTGTTATACGCGGTTTGAGAATTATAATACAAAAGAAGGTAATAAGGGAGTAACAGCAGATGTTAATTCATTATATCCATCTGTTATGCATTCTGTTTCCGGGTCCTATTATCCTATAGGCAAACCGCACTTCTGGAAAGGGAATACAATACCGGGCAAATTGATAGATGATAAGAAGCGAGATTTGAATGATTATTATTATTTCTTTATCAGATTCGAATGCTCATTCGAACTGAGAAAAGATTATCTGCCTTTTGTTCAGATAAAGGATTCTTTATATTATCCATCTACCAAAATGCTGAAGTCTTCACAGATCTATGATAAGTACGGCACACCGCTTCAGATTTACGATTGGAGAACCGGGATCAGGCAATCTAATAAAGTTACACTGACTATGACTTGTGTTGATTTTAGGCTATTTTTGGAGCATTATAAAGTATCTGATTTTAAGATTCTCGACGGTGTATGGTTTTATGCAGTCCCCGGTATCTTTGATGATTATATTGATTATTATATGAATATGAAGATTCAGGCATCTATAGATAATGATCCAGTAAAAAGACAGCTTGCGAAGCTATCATTGAATTCTTTATATGGCCGATTCGCTCAGAATTCAGATTCATCTTATAAGATACCTTATATTGATGATGAAACTGAATGTACTGAATTTTCGATCATTGATGAACATGAGAAAACACCGGGCTTTATTGCTATTGGATCAGCTATAACAAGTTGGGCAAGAGATTTTACTATTCGAGCAGCACAGAAAAATTATCATTCATTCAGATATGCGGACACTGATTCTATTCATCTTGAATTAGAAGAAGGTGAAGAAGTTAAAGGAATAAAGATCCATGATACAGATATGTGTTGTTGGAAGCTGGAAAGCCATTGGAATAAGGCGCGATTCGTAAGAGCAAAAACTTATATAGAATATTCTTCTGATGAAGATGAATATACTATTCGATGTGCCGGATTGCCTCAACATTGTAAAAACCTTCTGGAAGCTTGTCTGAGAGCGGATAACGAGAAAGATAAGATATCTTTCCTAAAGTCCGTAGGCGAAGATATAGACACCTTCAGCAAGAAAGAAAAGGAATTTATAGAAGATAACTATTCTATAGAAGACTTCAAGAATGGTATGGTAATACCGGGAAAATTGATGCCTATTCATATACCCGGCGGTATACTCTTGAAAAAAGTCAATTTTACGATAAAATAATATCAAGGCATGATTCTAACCTCCTAATAATGATTTTGCTGCAATAAACCCCCGATCTGATCAATCAGGGGTTTATTGTTTGTTCGAAAAGAACAGAAGTTGATTTGATTTAATGCAATATTATTTTATCACAAGAATCTGAATCTGCAATAGTTCAATGTTACCGGAGCTTCAGGAGACCCAACATAACGCTGATAGGTTCCAACTGTATAAGAATCAGTCAAACAACCGCCGATAAGTAATGGCATATCAGAATCGGAAAATTCCATAGCGACACCATTATTGTGGAGATCAAGAACAATCTCTCTTTCATCTTCTGTAGTATCTGCATAACGATGCGTTAGTGTAGCTGTAAATGTCTTTGCTTCTGCATCATAGACAACATGGAAGACATTTTCAAGGCAGTTATCATCATTTAATGACTTCATGTAGAAATTCTTGTTACCGCTTCTGATCCTGAAGTTTGTACCACGCACACAATTCTGAATATAATTATTCGGAGCAGACGAACCACCGCCAAAACCAAAGCCGGGATCACGAACCTTAAGTTGTGAATGTGAAAGATCAGTATTATTAGCTCCGCCCGTCCAAGATACACCACCTGTACCACCTGTAGCAGAAGTATTTACCACCATCAACATAGATTTGACAAAGTTAGCTGTAGCATTATCAGGATATGAGAATGAAGCATAATACTCAAAAGACTTGCCATTATTAGCAGCTGAGAAAGGTTTAACTTCTGTATTTAAGACTGTTGCACCGTCTAAGCTTAACGGGGTATTCATTTCATAATCCCAAGCACTCAATGACTTCAATGACAGATAGCAGAACGGAATTGTTATGATCGACCAATTCTTAACAGGCGAACCGGTAGCAATATTATTTAAGTATACTGGAGCATACCACTTATAGCCGGAGCCGACATAGTCGGCATACTGATCACGATTACCATAGAAGCAGTCAACGCGTTTTGTGAATGTATTATTGTAGTCAATACCCATCTTGAAAAGATCAGGAACATGAAGAAGATCATCATCCCACTGAACCTTTACGCCGGGGAAATCAGATGCAATTGGCGGTAATTCAGTAGAATTCTTCCACACAAGAACGAATGTATCGCCCGGAATTGCATTTACATTAGCACCTTCAGACATTGAAATATAGATATTACCATATACCATATTCAACGCCTGAACATAAGCAGCAGATACCTGAAAATCTTCTGATGCTATTTCCATATGTTCAGGGTCCTGTTCTGTAGGAGCAGCCCGCAAGAGAACACCTTTACCAAAATCAACAGTACCATAAGTAGGTGTATAACCACCCTGAATCAAAGCATTGATTAGCTCTTCTATTTCGGTAAACTTCTGATTGAAATCATCTTCAATATCAGTCTTCAGGTCATCAAGATCATCAATTGTGGCAGGTGTTTTTGTGCCCCAACCGGCATAACCTTCAAGAAGCGCAATACGAGTTTCAAAATCAGCTAATATATTTGAATGATTCCTGAGAGTTTCAGAATTCTGAATAACAATAGGTCTGAGATCATTCAGGCCATCAATTGCTTCATTAGCTTTATCTTCAGCCTCTTGGATACGATTATCGAAATTGTTCACAATCTCAGTTAGATTAGTGATATTTTCTGTATTTTGAGTAACGCGATTATCAATCTCTTCAACAGCATCGATAGTATCATTCAGAACACCGGCAACTTTACACAAAGCTTCATAAAGGCTTAATGAATAATCGTAGACCAATGGCAATACGTGCTGACTATAGAAGAGACGGATTTTTGTTATTCGTTTTGGATCCAACATTTTATTATTACCACCTTTCAAAAAAGATAATTATATTATAAAACAGTTATTCTTATTTTACCATTACTGGAGAAATAAGCTGTAATAGGTGTATTATTCGTTGCAGATGCTGCAGCCGGTAAATCCAATACTAATCTAAAACCCAAATTATTTTTATATAATTGTGGGCTATAATCAGCAATATCTGCAACATTGAAATTATATGTATTTCCTGAATCGTGCAGATATCCATTGATAGCACGAATAGTAATATCACCGCTAATAGAAAATGAATAATCTGAATCAGCGAATAATAAGAATTTATTAAAAGGTATGAATATATAAACCGATTTACCTGATCCGGTTAGATGACCTGATAAAGCTTGCTGATTTATCGGATAATCAACATATTCACCTGGTTCTTTCTCATAATCAAGAAAAATTCTTGAAAAGAGATCATCGATCTGACTTTGATTAGCTTTAGTACTAATATCAGTTCTTAATGTATTATGTATATTAGATAATACATTAGGAAGCATAGTATATCTCGAAGGATCGGTAATATCATACATCCAGATATTATAGCCATTATGAGCAGTTATATTATAATCAACTCCATCAACAGTAATTACTGCAAGTGAATCAGTTGCAGCTTGAGCAACACGAACAGATACAGAAGATTTACCGGAAACAGCAGTTTGAAGATCTGATATATCACCCTGAATAGCCGTTATATCATCGAGCATATCAGACATATCTTCATTGATAGTAGTTATATCACCATTGATAGATTCAATATCATTACCCAGATTAGCTATATTCTGTTCTGCTGTATCTAATCTCTGATAGATATTCTGACCTTCCAAAACGGTAACACGCGTTTCAAGATCTGCAACAGATGAATTGATATTATTGATATCAGTTCTGATATCTTCAATAACATCATATGTAGGCAGTTCGGAGATAGTATTATTTATCTCTTCTATTTCTGCATTTATATGTTCATTATATACAGCCTGATCAGCGGATTTAGATTCTAATGCAGCGATCTTATCATCATAGATACCTGTCTTATCTTCAATATCACCGACTTCATCTACTAAGTTATTTACAACTTTAACAAGCTTCTGGACCACTTCAGATAATGACATTGAGTAGTCATAAACTATCGGTAATATGTGCTGCTGATAAAAAATCTTCAGTCTGTTTAACTTTTTCATATAATCACCAAATTAACATGAATAGATCATTCAATTCATCACAGATCATAGAATCGATCCTTAACAGTGTTGATCTGTAAGCGTTAATAAGTTCAGAATAACTCTTTCCGGCTGTCTTGCCTTTTGTGATCTTCAAATAGTCTCTCGTACCTGAATCATTAGAAGTAGATTCACCACTTGATTCAGAAGCAGTATCACGATTCAAAGCACCAGACCCGACAACATTGATATCACGACTTGTAGAACCACTATTAGAATCTGAAGATGTATCAATAGTTTCATCCGATGCATTAGATAAATTGATACTTGCATTCGTTAAATATGTATCATTTTCAAGATTCTGAATAGACCCCTGAGGCGTATCAGAATATTTATTTTTAGTAACATCTTCAGAAGTCCTATTTGATGTACTCTGCCCGCTTCGCGAAGCTTCATTAGAAGAATTTTCATCTGTTACAGTCTGAGAAGATGAAATATCATTCTGAGATCCTGAAGAAGTATTAGAATTAGATGTATCATTATGCGCGGTCGTATCTTCATCTAAAGTCTCTTTCAGGTCAACATCTATTAACGGATCATATTCCATAGCAGCAGAATTAAACAGTCCAACATAATATGGCATGATCTGATTCATACGATCTTCAAGGCGCAGTTTCCAAAGTCCATAAGTTTCTTCACCTATTTCCATAGTATAGAAATGTCTAAGAATATTTTCTTCTGTTCTCTGTTTCTGATCTTCAGAATAGTGAGGATAATCAAAGTTGAATATTTTCGGCCTTGCTGCTGCTATAACTTCAGATATGGAATTATAATCAACAGATTCATCTTTACCGGCCTGTTCTTCACAGATATATCTTAATTCAGTTGTATATTTACTCATTGAATTCACCTACCATATTATTAGGATCTTCTCTTTCGTTGATATCGATATCGGAAACATCAATATCATTGAAAGCAACTTTAATATCGAGATCATACTTCTTATTGATCTTATCTATTGCCATCTGTCTACAGTTCAAATATCTATGTCTGTTTGCCAAAACACCACCTAACGCCCGATTAACTTCATCCGTAACCATTCTTTCACGCTTCTGATAATTAACATTACTAATACCCAAATATGTCAGATATTCATTCAGTATCTTGACTTTCAGATCATAAAGGGCCGGGGCATTGAACGGTGCGTCAGTTCTTAAGACAGTCAAAGAATCCGGATTAAAATTCTTATCTGCATATAGCACCGGCATATTACCGGCATATTGCATATAAGCGTTTTTCAATGTCAGTTTTTGCGTCTGTTCGCATCTTAAAAGTAAAGGCGTCTTTTGAGCAGCCACATTGATATCAATAGTACGATCAAGATTATAAAGGTGTTTTGCATAATCAGAAACACGGATTATAGAAGGCTCAGATAATGGCGTATTTCTTATTTCTACGAAGTTAGTGATTCCATCTACATGGTAATTATTATCACCGCTGCCATGAACACTAACCTTCACAGGATGGCCATATTTATCACGAACACCACTATTACCGGAGCAAGGAAGAGCAACAAATTTATTAGTATATTCATCCTGAAAGAAGATAACTTTGCCATCTTGAAATAAAAATCTTTCAAGATCAAGAACATCTATTTCTTCAGGAAGATTTTTATATTCAAAACGACAGATAGCAATCTCTATAAACTGGATCAGATAATTCAGGAAGGATATACTATTATCTTCCATACCTTCTTTATATTCATAGTTTCCGAAAGGAATGAATATATCACCTACAGAATTCTTAAATTTATCTAAAGCCTTTTTAATACCCATAAAACAAACTCCTTTATGACAGTATACCATTAGTGACTTCGAAATTACACATATTAGAATTATTTACCCAGAACCAAATACCATTATTAAAGATATCAGCTATCTTTCTTTCAATATCTTTGGGGATTGAAGACTGTATATTACAATCAACAGTTTTGATATATGTAAATTCTGATCTTCTCTTAAGCTGTATAGGCATAATGCGCTTTTGCGAATAACCATACATAGTAAAATAATTATCTATCTCGACTACACGATCATAAGTAGGCACAACCGCATAAGATGTAAAACCTATTTTCTTATTCTGCTGCGCAAGTCCAACAGACTGAACACCTGAAGCCGTTGGCGGTCTTTGTCTCATATCTTCAGCAGAAGCAACTATTGAATCAATATTATTCATAGCGTTTTGCGTTTGCATCAAGCTATTTTCGACAGCAGATAATGCAGACCCGGAAGCACCAAGACCACCGGTCAGAAGTCCCAAAGTAGCATTAAAACCACCCATTATTTGCTGAGATATATAATTTCTCCTGTTGATATCAAAATTATTCTCTATTGTATTTCTATTCTGAGCAAGCCATACAGCATAAGCATCGTTTGAATAAGATACAGACGGATAAGGGGCCGTATCAATCGCATAAGACGAATCATATTTATTAGATACAGAACCCTCACCATAGTTAAGCGGAACACCTCGTACTTTTGCTTCTGCTGTAGTAGTACCCAATAATCTTAAGATTCTATTATCAGTCGAAAACCACTCAAAACGATAATCAACTGCCGAACCATTATTATTAGAAACAATCATCTGCAAAAACGGATAAGAGAATAATTTATTATTCTTCGGCTGATATCCATTAAGTGTTGTGGGCTTCTGAGCAAGATCCATTTCAATAATATTAGTATCGGATCTGACACCGGTTACATACATACAAACAGGATTCTGAGAATGTCCGGATGTGTCAAAATAAACCTGATAATTGATAAAGATCATAGGATATATCCACATATCAATTATATAATCAGAAAAACCATTACCATAAATGAAATTATAAACCTTCTTAAAATAGTCAGTCTTCGAATCAACCCCGGATATATCTTCAGGATTCTCTATAAGAGGAACACAGAACAACCCGACAGAATCAAGAATAACTCCATCACGATAGAAGATCTTATTCAAATTATAATCACTTGCTTTCTCACCAGGATAAGGAAAACCGCTTGTAGATGCCACATTAGCTTTTGCAAGATCCATCGTAGCCGAGATCAGAACACAATATCGAGCCTTAACAGCTTGTACCGGATGACCTGTATCAGAAATAGTAACTAATGGATAATTTTCAAGTTCTGTCATTGTACTAAAATCGGGCTGCATTTCGCCTGGGCTTAATGATTCATCAGTAAATAGATCAACCCCGGCATCAGTATCAGAAGTACAGCGATCCATAAAAGACGGCAACAGATTGATATCGAATAACCATGTTTGAAGATCATCTATCTTATAATAGATATCGCAACATTCATTATTTACAAATCGGATATCTGTAATAAAAGCATAAAAGTTTTTATTTAAGAAAGCCTCATTATTGAAAAGCATATAAGAGCAGTTATACAAACTACCATAAGAAGCACCAACGCGGATTCTATCTATACCCTGTGTACCACGCTGAAAGCTAAAATCAGTGAATGTAATACCTGAAGCAGATTCATAGAAATTCTTCTGAGCCGCAAGTGATGCAAAATACAAAGTGTGTTTATTATCAGAAGTATTGTGAATTCCTCTTAATAGTCTTACTCTTGTTGACGGTTGTATATATGACATATGATCATCACTCCGTTATACATGTTACAGTAATTTGAATAGATTCACCTTTAGCAAGTGCACTGATATTAGCAACAGCAACAGCCGATGTGATAGCATCTTTCACATTCCCAGCGGGACCGGTTGTAACTGTAGTTGTCGGTTTACCCGGCCCGTCAGTCCAATTCGAAACTTTCTTATATGTCGTGATAAATGATCTATATTCCATCCGGGCGAATCCACCTTTCATAGTTGATACCTAAACTATATCAAAAACCCTCTTGACAATCAAGGGGGAGTCGTGGTATTTTATTAGTTATATATTATAC